TTTTGCATTTACAACAAACTCACCATCACTGAGCATTGCGGGTATTTCATCACTTGTCTCGGTTCCCGGTCCAGCTATAGGTCCGTTCTTACGAGGAAAATCTCCTCCCTGTGCTAAACCAATAATTCCTCCTTGAAAAAAACCATATGGGTTACCTGAAGAACCATAAGGCACTAATTTATTTGGATGACGATCTGCTGTTCTTAAATCTTTGAAAGGGCTTTGTGTCCCATAAACTTTTTCAATATCCATTGTTCCTCGCTCATCATCTGCTCCTGCGGCTCCAAGTCCTAGTGCGAGCATAGCACTTTTCATAGGATTATCTTTTATTAAACCTGCGGCTTGACTAAATATACTAGGTTTTGCGAGAGATTTTTTAGCTACTGCCTGAGTAACACTGCCTCCAGGTTGAGTAACCATAGAAGGTGCAGCTTTATTAAACAATCCACTGAGGCCTTGACCAGCTTGAAGATTCCCAAATTTACTGAGAGCTCCTCCTGTGAGTCCTGCCATTGCTGCAAATTTTAAAGCTTCTTCTGGGCTTTTTCCTGCAACTAAACTTCCAAGTCCTCCACCAATAGCCGAACCTAACATAGGTCCACCATATAAAAATCCTAATCCTGCACCGATTACAGGGGCGGCTTTTTTAGCCATTTTAAAAATCTTCTTTAGCATGTTCTCCTTTTGCAAGTCATGATTGTAGGTAATATAAGCAAGAAGGCTAAACTTGTAAGATACGCCAATTTAATTCTATATTTATAGGCAAATTATTGCTATATGACAATACATATTTATAGCTAAAACCAAAACAAGGAAAGAATGATGGCTAAGAAAAACTCTCCAACTATAATTACGGTTCCCTCCTATCCTAGCGCCGGGCGTCCTTTAACAGGCGATGAGTGGAAATTTGTACAAAAAAATATAAAAAATTTTAAAAAAATATCAACAAAGGATATAAAAAGTAATGGCAAAAAAGAAAAAGTCTAAAGAAGAAAATATTGAGTTCCAAGCTATTCGGCCTTTCGGTCCAACAATAGTTAGAGGAACACTCCCTAAACACTTACTTGAATTGATGGATACGAAAGCAACAGAAATGCTAGAAGATGAAAAACTTTCAAAAGAGTTTGATCATTCAGGTTCTCTTGCTGGTAATGTTAAACAAGAAGTGCGTTTCCCAACTGAGTGGATGGATACAAATGCGTTTCTTCCTATGGTAAGTTTTATAGGAGAGATGGTGAAAGCTTATATCTCTATGCCCCCAGCTAGTGAAACTATTAAACCTGAGTTTGTAGGGAAGATGGTCATGGAATCTATGTGGGTAGTTTCACAATATGCAGGGGATTTTAATCCTTTTCATATTCATGAAGGCCAATTATCAGGTGTGTTTTATTTACGAGTTCCCCCAAGCCTACCGGAAGAGTATGCAAAAGAAGATCATTATCCTACAGTGGGTGATATATGTTGGTTCGACGGAAGAGCCTCAACATTTAGTGGACATAAATTTCAACACTCGCCTAAAGTTGGTGATATATTTTTATTTCCAAATTGGTTAGCACATGGTGTCTATCCTTTTAGAACCCCTAATGAAGAAAGACGATCTGTGTCATTTAATCTTCACCTTATTAAAAAAGAAGAAGAAAAACAATTATTGAAATGATGCAACATATTGCAGCAACTGAATTTGTTATGTATGTCGATAATTTTTTAGATGATAATACATTAAAATCGCTTCAAGAAACTTTAGTTAATTTAAAATATGAAGAGGTAAAAAACCCTGAAGGTCAATTATATGGTAAACGTCACACTTTTCCTAAAAGTTTTCACAATGACCCTTTATTAAAACTTATTAAACAATATTTTTTTTCTCATAGAAATTTAACTCCTATATCGGTTAGTGCTCACATCAGAGATAATAACAAAGAACCGTTGTTCCACATTGATGATGACAAAGGTAATGTTGCTAATTTTCTCCTTCATGTAAAAGGAGAACCGTTGTTAAATAATGGAACAGGATTTATGAAAGGAACTGAACTTTCTGCTCATATAGGTTTTGTAGAAAACAGAGCATTATTTTTTAATGGCACGAAAATACTTCATAGTGATCTCCAATCCTTTGGGGAGAGCTCAAATAGATATACACTTAACATTTTTTATAAAGAAAATGCTTGAAGTCATTGATAATGTTTTTGATGAAAAAACTATAGATTTTTTGTACGGCTATTATCGTGATCAAAGTCCTTGGCATTTTACAGGAGAAGGTAGCGCTAATACTAACTGGAGAAAATTTTACAAAGATTTAAGCAGAAACTTTAAAGAAGATAATATTTTGTTTGATAAGGCGGAAGAAATTTTCAATAGTAAATTACCTCATTTAAAAAAAACACATATGTTAGATAGACCGTACGCTAGTGGTTATGTTTATGGAACACATCATGAAATGCACAGAGATGGCGATTGTTATACAATTATGTTTTATTTAAATAAGGTTTGGACAATATCATACGCAGGAGAAACTATTTTTACCAATAATGAACAAACAGAAATACTATCTTCTGTTATACCTAAACCAGGTAGAGTGGTTGTTTTTGATGGCCAAATACCTCATTGTGCTAGAGAGGTAAGTCGAACATGCGTTGAACTTAGAATGGTAGCAACGTTTAAATATTATAAGAAAGAAGATAATGGACATCAATAAAGTACCAATGGTCCGTGTGACGTGGATCGATGCCCGTGATACAGAAACAGGGTGGCTTGATATTAAAGATGTTTTAAAAGCGCATCTTGCTACATGTCAAGAAGTAGGATGGATGGTGGTTAATAATGATGAAAAAATAATTATTATGCGTTCTTATAGCAAAGACAAAGATGACGTTACAGGAGGTGGAGCTATTGCTATACCTAAAGGATGGTTAAAGAAAATAGAATATTTAAAGGTAGATTATGCTGTTAAATAAAAAAAATATTGAAAGTATAAGAAAACAAAAGTTAACGTATGTTAAAAATTTTACAACAATTTTTGATACTTATGATTTTAACAAAATATCTTCTTTAGTTGATGATAACTCTTTAATAGTTGAAAACAAATTAACCTACGGATTGGTATTTAATGCTACTTGGCAGCTTACACAAGTAGATAAATTTGACAATTTTTTTTATGTACAAAAAGATTTTTTTCATAAATTGTTTAAATATGTTCCAGATACAAAAGACGGTGTTGATATTTTCTTTTCTTTTGTAACTAATACTGGAAACTCGCATATTGATCTTGAAGATGTTTTTTTAATAGGATTACATGGTAAAACTACGTATCGAATTATTGATGATAAAAAAGATTACATGATAGAAAAAGGAGATCTTTTATATATTCCAAAAGGAATTAAACATAAATCACTATCAACAACTCCAAGGGTCATTGCCTCAGTAGGATTTTATGGAGGTAAAAACATTATTTAAATGAACGATAAAATAAAAAAAGCACATAAAGATAAAAGTTATGTTTTAATTAAAAATGCGATAAATTTAAAATCTCTTGGTTTAAATTTTGATTTTAATAGTATGTATGAATTTTTAAATGTGTATCCAAAATTAGAATTTGAATATAAAGCTAATCCTTTTATTGGTCAAATTCATAATATTGTAAATGATCAAACCTCTATATTTTTTGATACTTATTTAACATTTTTAAATAGTATTTTAGAAAATACATTTAATTACAAATTTGGTAAACTTGATTTTTTCTTTTCTACTCAAGGGCAAAGAGGGGGAAGTCATGTTGATCCAGAGCATGTCATTATTTTAGGTGTATATAAAAATACTTATTATCATATTAAAGGTAACGATATAAAAGTTTGTCCTGGTGATATTTTATATATTTATAAAAATAATATTCACCATGCTTTTTCTTCAACAGAAAGAATAGTTCTTTCTATATCGCTATGGGAAAACAATGACTAAAATATTTATTGGTACTCCTTGTTATGGTGGCATGATAACCGCCGATTATTTTAAAAGTTGTTTACGTTTAGTTAATGAAGCTCCTAAACACAACATACAATTACAATTTGGAACTATTGGAAATGAATCTTTAATTACGAGAGCTCGTAATACGTTGGTTCAATTATTTATGGATGACCCAGGTAAGTATACTCATTTACTTTTTATAGATGCTGATATTGGATTTAGTGAAAAATCAGTTTTTAGAATGTTAGATCTAGACGAAGATGTTGTAGCAGGTGTATACCCACGAAAAGCTATAGATTGGAGAAAAGTAAAAAGAAGAGTTATTGATAATCCTAATATTGATCTAGATGAACTTCATGCAGCGTCTTTAGAGTATAATTTAAGTGTTAAAAATCCTGAGAGAATTGAAGTTAAAAAAGGGTTTATAGAAGTAATAGACGGCGCCACAGGATTTATGTTGATAAAAAGACAGGTATTTGAAAAAATGGCGAAAGCTTATCCTGAATTAAAATTTAAATCTGATCAGCATTTAAATCAACCTCATGATAAAAGATTTGATTATCATGATAATTCTAATTGGAATTATGCTTTTTTTGATACAATGATTGAGCCTGAAACTAAAAGATATTTATCCGAAGACTATTCTTTTTGTCGTTTATGGCAGAAAATTGGGGGAAGTGTATACGCCGACGTTGTTAGTGGGTTAAATCATCACGGTACCTATATTTTTAAAGGTAATGTAGGAACTCAATTCTTGCCACAAAACAAGAAATAATTTAGTATGTGTTCTTATGCAATTAACCGATTTAAAATTTCAACCAGGTGTAGATAAACAAGACTCCCCTTATGCGGCGGGAGATGACCGGCGTTATGTCGATTCTCAATTAGTAAGATTTCATTACGGAAAACCCGAAAGGTGGAAGGGGTGGGAATATCTTCCCAATCCCAATGAAACCCTCATTGGCGTGGTCCGTGATACGCATTCGTGGGTTAGTTTAAATGGAACTAGATATCTTGCTTTAGGAACCGATAGAAAATTATATATATTAGAGGGAAGTGCTCTTCATGATATTACACCTATTCGAGACACAGAGAGTTTAACGAATCCTTTTACGACAGTAAGTGGTAGTCCTATTGTAACTGTAACCGATGCTTCTCATGGAGCAGTAGTAGGCGACTTTGTTACATTTGATGACTCTACTACTAACAATGTTGTGGATGGCATAGAATTTAATAATGAATTTGAAATTACACAAGTTGTTGATTCTGGCTCTTATAAAATAACATATTCTTCTAATGCTACAGGATCAACCGCTAGTGGTGGAGGATCAGTAACGGCAACTTATCAAATTTCTGTTGGGCCTGCTACATCTACCTATGGATATGGTTGGGGTGTTTTAACATGGGGATCAAGTACATGGGGCACCGCTAGGGCTTCATCAAGTGTAACTCTTGACGCTCGTCAATGGTCGTTAGATAATTTTGGCGAAGATCTTATTGCTACTGCTTTAAATGGTGGTACTTATCAATGGGATACTTCAAGTGGTCCAACAACTAGAGCCGTGAGCCTTGGTGCAACAGCCCCAGTAGCTTCTCGTTTTTCTTTAGTATCATCTGACACAAGACACTTATTTTTATTCGGAACATGCACAGATGTCACAGATCCCGCAACGCAAGATGATTTATTTTTTAGATTTTCTGATCGTGAAAGTTTGACGCAGTGGGCACCAAAAGCGACAAATGAAGCAGGATCACTGCGTATTGCTGATGGTTCTCGTATCATAGGAGCGGTAA